ACTTTGGGTGATATTGAGCGTTGTTGCATTGCAGCCCCAGTCTAACAGATACCATCCATTTCGACCAGTCCCCATGCCACCGTTCGAAAGATAGTGCGTTATTCAGTATACGCATTGGAGATCTTACACCTCTGCATACACCGTCTATCTGGTATCTCAAACTATGCCAATTCTGTAAGAAGTGGCAAGCATCACTAGAGATAAACTGTTTATCTGGGTTCGCAACCAAACCTAACTCAGCGAGGAACTTAGCATAGGACTTGGGATCAACCTCGTCCGAAAATAGTGTGATAGAGTCGTCCCCCAACGTCTCCATACGCACTACTGTAACTTTAGCCCTCTTAGCAACATACCTGTGGGCAAGTCTATTGACGCCACCACCATAATCATTGGTGCATACATGCCCACTTGCTATCGCACCATTACGATCTTCCCACATCAAGCCACCTGGAACCAAAATTGGTCCCCGTGCCAAGTAATCTGTTATAATATCGTAGATGCGATTAACGTCTTCGCTGCCGTACCAATATTGGCGTATTCTTTTAACGGCGTCCAACAGTAACCTGGGTACTGTAGCGTCGAAGCTTTCGAAGTCCCCTGAAATTATAGGTCGTCCACGCGCTGTCTTTAGCATTTCGGTGACTGCTAGGTCCACTGCATCTGGACCAGACCACGCGGCGAAGCCAGGCTTTCCCGCTAAAGCATTGATTACAGGATATAAAACCCGAGACGATAAATACGTCTCAGACTTTGTTGACATTGCCACCGTTCGCTGCTTTGGCGTATTTGTCCCATTTGCTTGACCTCGCCATCCCAATGTGTACGGCCAAAGTTCAAGGTAATTACGTACTGAGTTGGCTTGTCCACGATACCACGTATCTTTCGAAGCATCAGTGGTAAACCAGGGTGCGCCACGCAGTCTATGACCACGAGGTGCTGCTTCGTACGCGGCATCAGGCGAAAGTGCACGTAGGGACCGTTGTGGTAGGACGCTCATTTCTTCTTGAACGCATTGCTCGAGCAATTCGAGATCTGCGTCCAGATGGCCGCCCGTATATTCTTCCACCTTATCCCTCCGCTTAGCGAAAGGAACCATAATGGAGAACGGACCAAGCTTCTCTCGCTCATGGGCGTCGATTGCGTCGAAATCGTCGAAGCCTGTGGTGCCAATGGCCTTTTCGAGCTCGCTCGCAACTTCTTCACGTGGTGCCTTATCAAAGAGAGGGGTACGCAAATCCACCTTATACCCACGTTCAGTACGGTCCAGCATATGGTACAGGCGCTGCAGAGCGTAGCGAGAGTATCGGCCAATGCCCGCAATAATGCGCTGATACCATTCATCACTCATTCACTCCTACTCCGTTGGTTCGGGTGCAGCATTATCCACCTGGGTACCTTTCGGAGGGTTACCTTTAGGTTGGTGCTGCGCCTTTGCCTTAACGTTATTCTGTTTTCGTTTCTGCTTCTTCTTCCTCTTATGTTTCCTAGGCTCCTTGGGAGCAGGTGTGGTAACCTGAACCACACTTGGTGCTGGAGCAGTACCGCCACCACCAGTCACCACTGTGATAGGAGGAGCAGATGAAGGTTCCACTGTAATATTACTCTCCTCCTTTCCTTTTGGTGCCATCATGTATCCGAGGAAAGCAGCAAGTAAAGAATCCTGATTAGCCTGAGATTGTTGCTGCCCTGCGATTAAATCCTTTATCTTATTCTGTA